AATGTAAGAATAGAAGCAGAAGATTATTTTGAAAGTGTTGAGGAAGGTACAAAACCACAAGGATATACAAAAGAGAATAGAAAAAAACTGCAACCAAAGATATTAGAGTGGATAGGTTATAAACCTGAATTACAAACATTAGCAGGAAGCAAAGAAAAGGAACGCTCACTATCCTATGCGATAGCAACTAACATACTGAAAAAAGGAACAATTAAAAGATTTGGATATAAAGGTAAACGATTTATGACAGATGAGATACCTTACTTAGAAGAACAATTAACTAAAGGATTTGAAGATAAATGGCAATAACAATATACAATACACCAAACGCATACGCACCTGTTTACAATCAAATGGTGTTTACTTTGAGTAGCACAAACTACTCACAATCTAATTTTCGCTACATAGCAGATATTTATGTAAATGGTTCAAGCGAATACACAAGATTAGAAGTAGGTAAAAACCCAACAAACAATTATGGAACATTTGATGTTGCAGGAATAATACAAAACTTTTTAACTAGGGATGCAGATGATAACACAACTACATTTAAGCAATGTGGTAACTCAATCGCTTATTATGAGGTTAAGTTTGGCGAACAGTACGGACCAAGTAGTGGAATAACTAACTATCCTAACCTTACAACATCAAGTGGTTATTGTTTTAACGGTGTATTTGATCCATTAGAATTTTTGGACTTTCAGACTAACACATATGTATTAAATAATTCAAATACACAATTTTTAACCGACAGACCAACATTTGAGACTAGGTCAGGAGAGAAATTGATATTAGGATTTATGACTGATGCTGCAAATGAAGCATATAATTTAGAGATAATAAGTTACTTTGACGAAGGCACTATATTCAACACAGTAAGAACAACAAATCCTTATGCTAGTTTAGCAAATAGGCAAGATAGGTCCATTAATGTAAGGGTGGATCACGACTGGTTAAGTAGTTTAACAAATAGTGATTTATCATTTGGAACTACACCTATTTTCTCAGCGAGTTATGAATACTATGATGTAAGAATCAAAAACAATGCAGGAACGGTGGTAAGTGAAACAATCAGGATTTATCCAGGTGAAGATATTTGCTCAAAATATGATCCGATTCGTTTTAAGTTTATGAATAACTATGGTAAGTATGATTACTACACTTTCACAGGTGCCAAGACAAAAAACACGAATATAAGACGAAATACTTACAAAAGTAATCCGAATGTTTGGAGTAGCACTAATTACAACTACTCAACAATGAGTAGAGGGATGAGTCAATACGAAACTATATTAGACGATACGATAACAATAAATAGTGATTGGATAACAGAAGCAGAATCCGTATGGTTAGAACAATTGGTTACAAGTCCTGACGTTTATATTTACGATGGTAGCAACTTAGTATCTGTAAACATTACAGATAGTGCTTACCAAACTAAGTATGTAGCAAGTCAGCAATTATTCAATTTAGTGATTTCATTTACTTACTCACAAAATAGAAAAAGACAAAGAAGATGATTTTAACTAAGATATATATCAATAACGAGCAGATAGATTTAAAAGACGATGTTTCGATACCTCTTAACTTTAATATTGCTGATATTAGAGAGCCTGAAAAGCGCAGCACTACATGGAGTAAGACTGTTATCTTACCAGGTACTACGTTTAACAATGATTTGTTTTCAAACATATGGAATGTTAATGCAGTCATCAATAGTACAGGCACTGTTAACTTTACTCCAAATTTTAATCCGAACCTAAAAGCAGTTGCAGAAATAACTTACAATGATGCTACTCAGTTAAAGGGTATTTGTCAATTGTTAAATGTAAACATAACTGATAAATTCGAAATAGAATATGAAGTAGCATTCTCAGGTGAACTACAAAATGTTTATCAATCATTTACTAATAAATTTTTAAGAGACTTAGATTTTAGCGAATACGATCATAAATATACTTTATATAATCAGCAGTTAAGTTGGAGCAATACACAAGGATATACATATCCTATGATAGATTACGGTTATGGAATCAACACACAATTTAGAGTAGAGAATATGTTTCCTGCTTTATTTGTAAAAACCATAATTGATAAAATGTTTAGTGATGCAGGGTTTAGTTATCAATCGTCATTCTTTGAAACTGATTTATTCAAAAGATTGGTTATACCTTACAATGGTGGATCAAGTCTGAAATTAACAAATGAGCAGGTCGCTGAAAGGACAATGAGAGCAAGCAGACCAAGCACTCAGGCAATCACGTTAAACGGTATTATAACAAATGCTCCTGATGGATTTCCAAACACATCACAAATAATTAACTTACCTGATAAAACAACACCACCGAATAATGATGCAGGCAATTTATGGTATGATATAAATGGTGGAGTTGATTACAATACTTTTGTAGTTTATAAAAATGGAACGTACTCTTTAAAATTTTATATAAGAGCAAATGTTACTCATTTTCCAAGTACATCAACAGCAACATTAACAGGTAGTAGAACTTTATTAGGTGATTTATTAATAGTAAAAAATTCAAGTACACAAGGCAGTCAATATCAAACTATTGCAAATATTCCTGTATGGATGAAGCCAACATCATTCTTTGCTGATTATACCGATGCAATGAATATAACTGCAACAACAGGAACGGTAAGTTATACAATTACAAGTGGAACAACAAGTCTTTTGCAAACAGGCGAATTAAGTATAAATGCTTATTTAGCAGAAAATGATATTATACAAGTAAAGTTTAGAAAAGCACCGGGTGGTAATAATATAAATAATGCTGCAGGATTACCAGCAAGTATTTACGCATCAGGAGGAACAAGGCAGCCAGTTAGTGCAACATCTTATTGTGATTTCAATATATTACAAGATAGTTATTTTAATGTATTGTTAAGTGATACTACAGTTCAAGAAAATGATGACATTGAAGTAAACACCGTACTGCCTGATAAAATAAAGCAAAGCGATTTTTTTAATTCTATTATAAAAGCCTTTAACTTATTTGTAGAGGTAGACAAATCAAATGCAAACAGATTAATCATTGAACCAAGACCGACATTTTATTCAAGTGGAGTTACAAGAGATTGGTCTGGCAAATTAGATTACTCAAAGCAAACAAGTATAATACCTTTAGGTGAACTTAACAATAAGACATACCTATTTTCATATACAGAAGATAGCGACTATTTCAATAATGACTACAAAACAAACTTTAACGAAATATACGGACAAAAAAAATATGAGGTATTAAATGATTTTTTAAAAGGTGAAGTATTAACACAGTTAATTTTTAGTCCAACACCATTAGTTGATACCATAGGGCATGATAGAGTTATTAGTAAAATATATACACTAGATACCAACGGAACTATAAAACCAACACAATCAAATATAAGACTATTATATTGGGGTGGATTAAAAACAACAAACAATCCTTGGCAACATATTGCTACTAGTGGAACGACAACAAGAAATGATTTTCCGTATGCAGGACATTTGGATGATGTTAATGAACCTACATTTGATTTAAATTTTGGAACTATTAATCAATATTATTATACACCAATAAAATATACTGCGAACAATCTTTATAATAAATACCATAGAGACTACATAGAGCAGATAACAGATAAGGATAGTAAAATATTTACAGGTTACTTTTTAATTAATGAGTTTGATATTCAAAGTTTAGATTTTAGAGATACTTTCTATTTCGAGAATGATTATTGGAGGTTGAATAAGATAATTGATTACGATAGGATAAACAACCAGCCTACAAAATGTGAGTTCATTAAATTGAAGACATTACCACCTTTTGAAGATGACAATGGGCAAGATGTAAACGGAGGTACAAAAGACTTAGATACTGAAACACCTGCACCAACAGCGAGAATTGGAACTACCTTTAATAATAACCATGTAGCGATAGGTGCAATAGTAACAGGCAGAAATAACCTAGTAAGTTCTGGAGATGGTGTGATAGTTAGTGGTGATTCAAATGTAGTAGGCATAGGAGCAAAGAATGTAAGCATTACAAGTTCAACAGGAGTGACTGTATTAGGTGGCATTTCAAATGTAAGCATAACCAATAGTTCAGGCATTACAGTAACTGAATCTAATGTGACTTATCAAAACGGAATAAAGACACTAAACAATGTAACTTATAAAAAGTATATTGCTTTACTTAAACAAATAGGCACAAGCGCACCTGTAGCAACAGTAATTGAAAATACATTAAGTGATTCAATTATTTGGACTTATAATGGAGTAGGCATTTATACAGGAACATTAACAAATGAATTTACTCAATACAAAACAACTATTTATCATAACAATACAGCACAAGGCTTTACATATGTTAATTGGCAGAATGAAGATGAAATAGATGTAGAGACATGGAACGCTACAGGAACAAGGGTAAATGGACAATTAGATTATATGACAATTGAAATACGAGTTTACTCATAAAAGGTACTTATATGATAGAGACAATTAAAAAAGTTAGTGAAGATTTGAAGGCAGGATTTAAAGCAGCCTATTCAATCGCATCACTTTATAAAAATGAATCCTTTCAAAAGAAGGTTAAAAAGAAAATGAAATGGCGAAACAAGTAATATTAGAATTTGATATAGATGCTAAAGGAGCAATTAAAGGTGTTAAATTAGTAGAAAAGGCAGTTGGCGATGTTGGTAAAAAAGCCGATGAAAGCGCAAAGAAAGCATCAAGTTCATTCAAAGAAATGGCTGGAAACATGGCTAAATCTTTGGGCATTATTGCTTTAATAGCCGGTGCTGTAAATCTAATTAAAGATGCCTTTATGAGTAATCAAAAGGTAATGGATGTCTTTAATACTGTGATGGGAACTATTAGCACAGTAATGAGAGATTTTGTAAATTTTATATTTGATAATTTTGGAAAAGTTGTAGGTTTTTTTAAAGAAGTTTTTGAAAATCCTATTGAAAGTATTAAATCACTAGGAGATATTATAGTTAAAAGTTTAATTGAACGCTTTAATTCTTTATTAGATACATTTGGATATTTAGGAGAATCATTAAGTAAATTATTTAGTGGTGACTTTTCAGGAGCATGGGATTCAGTTAAGAAAGCAGGAAAAGAATCAGTTGATATAATTACAGGAGTAAATAATACTGTAGATAGAACAATTAAAGTAGTAGGTAAAGCAACCGAATCATTAAGTCAATATGTTAAAGGTGTTTACGACCAAAACAAAGCATTAGTTGATGCACAGAACCAAGCAAAGTTAGCAGCAGCACAGCAAGCACGATTAAGCGAACAATACGATAGAGAAGCCGAACTATTGAGACAAAGAAGAGATGATGAAAGGAACTCTATTCAAGAACGTATTAAGGCTAATAATGAATTAAAGGCTACATTAGATAAGCAAGAAAAAGCAATGTTGGCTGCAGCAAACGCACAAGTAAGAGCAGCACAATTAAATTACAATCTTAATAAAACGATAGACAATCAAGTTGCATTAACTCAGGCATTGGCAAATGTAGATGGAGTAAGAGCAAAGATTGCAGGATTAAGAAGTGAGCAGCAAGCAAATGATTTGGCACTCAATAAAGAGTACAACGAAATGCTGAAAGCACAAACACAAGCCACAGCACAATTAAATGTAAATGCGAATAAATTTGCTGCAGATCAGATATTCAATAACATTGAAAGGATCAAAGCACAAAGAGCAGCATTAGAACAAGAATCAGCAATTGAATTAGAAAGGCTACAAAATCAAATCAATTTAGCAAAAGAAGGAACACAAGCAAGAGTTGATGCTGAGATTGAGTTCAATGCTAAAAGGCAGGAAATAGAACAAAACTTACAACTAAAAGACAAAGAGTTAAGAGATGCACAAATAGCAAGGATAAATGAAAATAATGCTATAAGAATAGGATTAATAAGAGGTGCAGAACAACAAGCAACTGCAGCATTAGAGCAAGAATATAACGAAAAATTTAGATTAGCACAAGGTGATGCTGAAAAACTTAATTTGTTAGAAGAAGAAAAGCAAAAGAAGTTAAAAGAGATAAAGCAAAATGCTTTAATGTCTGAGATGAAGATGGCATCCGATGCACTAGGAGCATTGATGGCTCTTAATGATGCTTTACCTAAAAAGACCGAACAACAAGCAAGAAGAAGTTTTCAAATAAATAAAGGATTGCAATTAGCACAAGCAACAATTAATGGAGTTCAATCTGTAATGACTGCATTGGCAGACCCTACATTAGTAGGCCCAGCAAGATATGTAGCAGCAGGGATAGCAGGAGTAACAGCAGCAGCAAACATAGCAAAGATAGCACAAACTAAATTTGAAGGTGGTGGAGAGGGTGCAGGAGGTGGAGCAGTTGGTGGTAACTTAGGTTCATTCAGTCAAGGAAGTTCACAACCACCGGGAGGATTAACAGCACAGAACACAGTAACACAATTGAATCCTGATGGATCAGTTGCAGGTATGGATAGTAAACAACAACCTGCAATGAAAGCGTATGTAGTCGAAAGTGAATCAAGAGCAGTAACAGATAGAGTAAATAAATTAAGTAACCAAAGTAAAATAGGATAAAATGGAAAATTTACCAGTTTATAAATTAGTAATAGATGATAGCGATGAATTAGGAGTTGAGTTTGTTGCATTAGTAGATCAACCAGCCATAGAGACCAATTGGCACGCATTTAAAGAACATCAATTTGAGAGTTATAATGATTATCCAAAGGCAGCCAGTGAAAATGCTAAGATTGCTCTAAGATGGGCAGAAGAAAACGGATGGGGTGATTGTGGAACACCTGTAGGAAAAGCAAGAGCAAATCAATTAGCAAACGGTGAAGCAATTAGTAGAGATACGATAGCAAGGATGGCAGGATTTGAAAGACATAGACAAAATAGTCAAAAAGAGTTAGGAGATGGATGTGGAAGGTTGATGTGGTTAGCATGGGGTGGAGATGAAGGCATTGAATGGGCGCAAAGAAAATTAGAGCAAATTGATAGAGAAAAAATGGTTGCAGAACCAAAAGCAAATGAAAGCAAAGAAGAATTTATTAGTAGATGTATTGGAGTAGAAATAGAAGCAGGAAAAGACCAAGAACAAGCATCTGCTATATGTTATTCTAAATGGGAGAATAGAAACATGAATGCTCAATTTAAATTCTTTGCTAATCAAGAAAGGAGATTAATTAGTGGTGCTTTAATGATTGCAGATTTACCAATTTACAGAGCAGATGAGAGTGGAGAATACTATGTGATATTTGATAAAACACAAATAGAAAAGATTGCACAAAGATTCTTTAGAAAAGGCTATACACATAATGTAAATATGATGCATGATAGTGAAAGGCAAGTAAACGGAGTATATATGGTTGAATCATTTATCATAGATAAAACAAGAGGTATTAAAACACCTGAAGGCTATCCAACATTAACAGAAGGCTCATGGTTTGCAACTTTTAAAGTTGACAATAACGAAGTATGGAATGACTTTATCCGTACAGGAGTGTTTAAAGGCTTTAGTGTAGAGGGAGCATTTGCTCAAAGAAAGTTAAAAGATGCGCCTGTAGATATTATCGAATCATTGGCTGATAGAATACACAACTTAAGAAAAAAAGTGGCTGAGATTGCAACTAAAAGAAAATAATGTACTTTATAAAAAAACAAGACAATGGAAAACAAAAAACAAAGTTTTAAAGAAGTGTTTTCGGATATGAAAGATTTATTCAAAGACATTTTCAAAGATGAAATAGTAAACCAAAAATTTGCTGACTACAAAGCAAAGGATGGTTCAATCATCCGTACTGATACGGAAGAAATCGCAATTGGTTCAAAACTGCAAGTTATTACACCTGATGGTATAATGGACTTACCTCAAGAAGTAATTGAGATTGTTTTAATGATAAACGAACTACCTATGAAAGTATATGTTGAAAACGGAATCGTTAAAGGAATTGAGCCAGCAATGGAAGAAGATCCAATTATGCAAGAAGAGATGGCAACAGATAACACTCAAGAATTTGAAGCAAAGTTTGCTGAGTTGAACGAGCGTTTATCAAAATTAGAATCTGCATTAGGTTTATCAAATCAGGCTTTAGAAGCAGCGAACGCATCAATATTAGCACAAACAGATTTAAACAGAAAAT